CTGGCAACCATGATTACAAAAGCACCTCTCATTTCATACCACGATGGCACCTGGAGTGTACACCACAAAGCAGACTTGGATCTTGACCCAGAAGATCTATATGTGTGGTGGGCAAATGCCCAAACGGGTGTAGGTAGCGCTAACCACTTTAAAGTGTTGTTCGAACATTTGATTCGTGAGGTTGGCTATCCAATTCTTGTGCGATACAAGACAAATAAGTTCAACAAAGAAGACGATGGTTTGTTCTTAGTGGAGAACGACACTGATGCAATTCAAGCCATCCTTTCGTACGGTGATATGCTCGCCGGTGAAGGGTCCTAAGTCAAAACCAAGGAAGAAGTGACATTCTGGCATGAAAAAGATTGATACTTACGTCGTGTATCGAACTGGATATGAGAACGTTTGGTGTTACGAAGCACCAACGGTCAATCCCATGGACTCAACCAAGTTTGATTATATAACGTCATCCGTATTTCGAGGTACTATGGAAGAAATACTAGTAAAAGCTCGTGCGTACAAATACATGATGGGGCAAGAATACGGAGTAACGTTTGACTTGGAAATCAGATGGCCTGATGCTTATAACGGAATTTACAGTATGGACGACCCGTTAGCGGAAGTCGCCATAGTATTAAAGGAGTCGATTCATGGATAAGCATATCATTATTTCTAGGTCATACGACATGGCGTTGTTTGACAATACCAAATTTTCATGGTTGGTTATGGCACCTAAGTGGGGCCGTGTCGATAACGATTCGCCGTACTATGAGACTCAATACATTACGCACACGATTAGAGAGGCCGTAGACAAAGCCAAAGAGCTTGTGGCACGCTCGGAAGAGCTGCATGACGCCCTGCTACTGTTTTCACTAACAGAGCAGCCAGACGTCAATCTAGTCGATCCAAATGACGATATTACACTGATCCAGATTGTACTGGCTAACTCGTGATGCAATGCGTCAACATTATCATTAGCAAAGGCGCAAGCAAGTGGATTGTCGATTGTTTCGATGAATGTTTATTTGGTGAGCCTGATCGCTACAAAGTAGTGGCAACACTGCGAGATGCAATACGGGAAGCCAGAGTCTGGGCGCAAGCATATCGTATGTCGTCACTAGTCGCAATCGATCCATGGTATGAAAGATGGACCGACTATGATGATGCTGAAAATCGAGAAGACCCTTCTTATGTTGATGTAATGGATGATTCTGAAATTGTCTTAGCAATGCTGGTTTATAACACATGATCTATTCAGCTTACTTACTGCCATACACAGTCGATTCCAAAAGAAAGACTCCGAAAGGCATTGAAATCGAGCGCATTGATCTTTGGCGTATGTACGTCAAGGAACGGTCATCTGCAGATGCCAATCAATTCATCACCAAGACTCGTGTCTTCAACAGCTACAAGGAGGCTCGAGAGCAACTGAAAGAGTTCTCGAACTATTATGACTTCAAGGAAGTCATAATCTTTGCTGTTGACGATGCAACCAAAATTGAGTATATCATTAGTGATGACACTGATGAGCTTTACGCGTTCCTGAAATACAATGATTAACACTACAATCGAAATTATACGCCGTCGTGGTGTGACTAAAGCTGGTTGGATGTGTTCAATCGTCAAGCGAGGCATAGTAGTCAGAAACGTTATGGCTTCTAGTTTGAAGGGGGCCATGGACAATGTTGATGAATACAAACGCATTCATCATCAAGAAACAGTGTCAGTTGTATTTTGGGATCCGGTTGATGGTTCTAAAACACCAATTGAGACTGATGAAGATTTGGTAATGATTGCATTGAAGGGATCATGATAATTGCTGAGTTCACGCTTAACGGCTGGGCAGTAACAGCGTTTGATTCTTACGGACTGTCATTCACCAGAACTTGGGAATGCAAAACATTCAGGGATATGCTGTCATACGCTTCAAAGCTATATGAAGAATCAGATGTTGAGTTCTTCAACAACAACTTTATATTGAAGATCGGCGGATTGAATATCAACCCTAGTGAAACGGTTGATGTTATGCATTTGTCTGGAGCGTTGAACCGATGTGTTGTAGATCTCAGTGACGAATACAAAGTCATTGAGGCAGTACTGATGTATGGCGACATGCCATTATGACAAAAATAAGAAATGACATATACTAACAAAACACCAACAACAAAAACAGGGCAAGTTAGAGTTTCTGAATGGAAGGAATCATGCAATGATCTCTTTACATTCAAAAAGACGAACAATGAATTTCTGTCGAGAATTGATGATCTTGAAGTAAAGATCGAATTTGGTAATTACTTGCCACTTTTTGACAGTTTGGCAACTGCTGACCAGCAAGCAGGACTTTACGCCATCTCTTGTTTCCCAACAGACATCATCCTTACAACTGACCTCAACGATTTTCCAGTGGTTAACGAACACAACATCTATATTGGAGAATCGAGTGGCACGTCAAACAATTCGAGTGTTCTGAAGCGACTTTACGAATTTAGAAGTCAAGTCGATTCAACTCTAATGAATCGAGAACGGTCAAAGATTCATTCTGCTGCTAATGCTTTTGCAGAAAGTTTGAAAAGTTCATTTTCAAAATATGATGACAGCTTGAGCGCACTTCAAGTTGCTCATAGGAATTTGTATTTTAGGTTTGCCAGATTCCAGGACGTCTGGGAAGAAGCACCAAAAGTACACGAAACGGTATTGATGCGACGTCATCGCAAGGAACATCCTGAGGTTTTGTTTAATACTCAAGTATGAAATTTGGAATGGTAAAAAGGGGATGCAATGCATCCCCTTTTTGTTTTGACTAAACTTAGTTCTACTAAGCAAAGCAGACTTGCGTCTGCTTTGGATTACAGGAACTTCAGTGAAGCTGTGTTGATACCAACCAGACCCAGGTAGTCAGCTGCGTTACCCAAGCTTGAAGCTGAGTTGTTCAGTTCCAAGAAGCCGTAACGTGTCATGAAGCTGACAACTGGTTCGAATGTGTTAGGATCGATCACAACACCTGATGATGTCAGTGGAACGTATGGGCAGTAGTAAGCTGCTGCATCGATCTCACCTGGACCCTTGTAACCGATCAGAACTGGTGTGCTGTCTTGTGCGTACTGGTCAACATAAACACGCATTGAGTTGTTCAAAGTACCGACAAACTTTGTGTTTGTTGGAGCTTCGAATGTACCTTCTGTTGTACGTGCGAACGCTGATGTTGTAGCTGATTGCAAGATTGTCAGTGCTGTTGGTGAAACAACAACCCAGTTACCTGCGCCACGACGTGTACGTGCAGCGATCAAGTTAGCTTGACGGTTGATCAGGATTGACAGTGCTGCGTGGACGTCACCAACGAAGTGTGGTGTGCCTGTCACTGCTGACTGGTCAAACACTGCTGTTGGAGCGCCTGGCAGAGCGCGCAGTGATGTCAGGATTTCCTGGTCGATTTCAGCAGTAATTTCTTGTGCCAGTGCGGCCATAATTTCTGCTTCAATGTCGATACCTTGCTGTGCTTGTGCATCTTGCGCAGCTTCGAATGTCCAGCGTGCTGACAGCTTACGTGTCTTAGCTTCTACGACTTCCTTCACGATCTGAATGCTCAGACGCTTACCAGCAGTACCTTCCAGTGTTGTTGTTGGAGCAGCACCTGGAGTTGCTTGGTTCAAGTTACCTGAGTAAGCACGGGCAATGTCGAATGGGGACAGTGCTTCGTTACCTGCTTGCACGTAACCTGCAACTGAGTCAGCGTAACGAACGCGCAGAGTGTGAATCTGTGCAACTGGACCAGTCATTGGCTGAACACCAATAATTTCGTTAGCGATAACTGTTGGCATCACACGACGGATAACTGGCAGGATAACCTTGTTCAGTGTTGCAACGTTGGCGCTGTTTGTAGCACCTGCTGTTGCGTTTTCCATCAGCTTCAGTTCGCGATATGTGTTTTCCAACACGGTTTCCATAACCTTCTTCTTAGTTGGGTTAACGGTGCCGTCTTGGTTGTGGGTCAGATCCTTGCCTTCGCAGAGCATTTTCTTAGTCTGTGACCACTGGGATTCAAAGAGTTTTGTCATGGTAAAAATTACTCCAAGTTTATTTCTTAATACCGGCCAGTCTCAAAATTGTTGCCGCTTCGTTTGATACGGCTACTTCTTCTGATCCTTCAGCCTGGACTGTTTCGAGCAGTCGGTTAGTGCGCTGATCGCCGGTAATAGCTACAGTGCTCAACTCCTTTACAGGTGCCTCAGTAAGGGTACGTTGGCGGCTCTGCGGAGCTTGCTTCTTGCTGCCCTCATTGAGGACTGCTGGAAGATATTTAGTAAAAGCTTCACGAAGCTGTGTTGTTTTCACAGTTTCCAGGAGCTCTTCCATTACGGCCTTCTTCTCACGTGACAAATTGCCAGTAAGTTCAGCCATGATTCTTGTGCGGTTTGCTGATTCCTCAGCCAGCTTAGCCTTACGTGCTGCCACGTCGGCCACCTTCTGTGATTCTGCCAGTTGCTGCTTTGCTGTTTCCAGTTCTGCTTGTGTTGACTCGAGAACCTTTTGTACCTTGGCAACTTCTGTACCTTCACCGAAGTAGCTAGTCATGAACTCTGCTGCAACTGCTTCGAAAATACGGCGACCGAACATGTTCTGGCGATTCTTTTCGAGGTCTTCATGCAACTGTGTCAGTTCAACCTTCAATGTTTCGCTGACTTGTTTGTCAACCATCTTGGCTGCTTCTGCCACAAACTTGCGTTGTGTTTCAGCGAGTTTTGCACGTGATTCAGCGACCAGCTGAACACGCTTTTCTACGAGGGCACGCTTGTCTTCTTGGAACTCACGCAGTTCCTTGGACACTTGACGAACAACAAACTCATCAACCTTCTTCAGGCGATCTGAGTAAGCTTCCTCCAGTGCGTTGCGATGTGCGAGTGACTCGAGAGTCAACTCTTCTTGCTTTGCAGCCAGAGCAGCTTCTTGCTGACGCAATGTGCCGAGTTCTGCTGCAAGCTTGTCCATCACAAAACCGCGCATGAGGGTCATGTGTTCCTTAAGACGCTTCTTGTACATTTCCTTGCCTTCAGCCAATTGGCTAGCAAGCTTGATGCGCATTTCAGCGACTGCGTTCTTGTCTTCGTTAAATTCAACGAGCTCAGTGTTGAGCTTGTTCAATACGAATGATTCCAAAGTCTTTGCGTGGCCAGCGATACGAGTCTTGTATTCGTCACGCGCTTCCTTAATGGCTGCGTCATAACGGGTACGTGCCTCGCGGAGTTGAGCCAGTTCCGCTGTGCGTTCTGTCTCAATCTTCTGGACTACGTCAGTGAGCATACGATCCATTGCTTCGACAAGTGTTGACTTGTCATGCTCGAAACGCTGTGCCATTTCTTCGCGAATTTGTGTTTCCACTGTTTCACGAATCTGGGCTGTAGCTTCAGCAACACCAGCTTCAATGCCTTCTTTAATTGCCGCTTGTGCAATTACTTGAGCTTGTGCTTGTGCAGCTTCGGTTACATGCGCCTCGAAACCTGCTTGCAATGTCTGTTTGTCTTCTTCACTGAGCAATCCAGCTTCAAACAACTTATTAACAATGTTCTCCATGGACCACTCCTTAGGCTTTCAAATTATTGATCCATTCCAGCAACTCCTTCGTCAGGTGCTTCTGGGCCTTTTTGTCATGCTGAACTGCATGGGCTAGATCTTCGATAATTGAACCGCGCTTGCCATTCTTAGCTTCATAAACTGCCTTTGGGTAGGCGTTTGGTGCGCTAGGACGGGCAACGATGTCAACTGTTACGATTTGGAAGTCAGACACTTCGCCATCATCAGTAACGTTACCGCTACCACGACTGGACACACCCAACTTCACGCCACTCTCTAAAAGAGTTCTTACAATGTTCCCCATTGGTGTTGGCAAAATTTTCAATTTGCCGAAACCATTGGGGCCATCCATCCACATTTTCGTAATCATGTGGCTGACACGATCCAAATTAATGTTGAGCTCTTCTGGGTGATCTGCTTCACCCAGAACGCTTTCGCCTTTATTTAGGATCTCATTGACATTATCTACAGCACGGCGGATTTCCGAGACCGGGTACACACGCTCATTCAGGTTGCGAACGCCGCCCTGAATAAAGATGCCATTCATGTAGAGTTGCTTTGGAGCACCGTCAAATTCTGGTGCAAGCGACTCAACCTGAATATTGGCTTGGTCGTATGTCAAACGTTCTGTGAGAAATCTTTCCATGACTTAGATCTTACCCATTGCCTTGCCAGAACCGATGATGCTCTTGTCATCACCCTTGTTGGTCTTCAAGTCGTTCAGCATTGCTGACTTATCGCCTTCTTTGCTGACCTTCGTACGACCGTCTTCTGCCTTTGCCTTAGTGTTTTGACGCTTTGGCATATCCTTAGTCTTTGGAGCTGGTTCCTTATCGTAACCATTGTGCTCTGTTGACTTGATCTGGACTGGCTCACCTTTCAGTGCGCGGTCGCCAAGCTTTGGTTGCAGGCCTGGGCTTTTCTTGTTTTGTGTGATCTTACCGCCACCTTGTTCGGTGCCGTCGACCATCTTGACTGATACCTTTTCGAGGTCTGATGTAACTGACTCGAGGAAGTCGTCGAATGATTCTTCAACGTCATCTTCACCATCAACATCGCCACCGAAACCGGCATCTGTATCTGCATCAGCGTCACCGCCGAAGTCTGTGTCGCCGTCCATGTTGCCAAAGTCGCCGCCTTCTGTATCGTCGCGAACAGCGTCGATAGCGTCGTCTTCACCAGCAACCAGAGCATCAAACTCTGCTGACAGCTTTTGCAATTCTGCTTCGATATCATCAACACGTGATTCGATATCGCCTTCTTCTGCGTCAACGTCATCCGCTGCATCAACGTCTGCGTCTACTGCTGAATCATCTGCTGAATCTACGTCAGCATCTGCATCAGCGTCGACATCTGCGTCGTCTGCTGCATCTGATGTGTCATCGCTAGCTTCGGTATCGAAGTCAGCTGTGTCACCATCAAATTCGTTGATTTGCTCGTCGTCGTCGCCTTCTTCTTCGTCTTCACCGAAGAGATCAGCTTCTGTAAACATCTCGTCTACAGCGAGTTCCTTTTCCCAGCTTTCATCCAGAACAAAGTCTTCGCCTTGACGCAGTGATTCATGAATCTGGCGAGAACGCTCAAGGATGAACTCATGGAAAAGTGCATCTGCCTTTTCACGCTCTTCATTGAGCAAGGCGATCAGTGCTTTTTCCAAAATTGAACGCATTTAAGTCTCCCTAATTAACACGCACATTAAAACGTGTTCTACTCTATTTAACAGGCAGTTTATTCGAAGTCACCATAAGAGCGAAAAATCGAGATTTTTGAATTTTTAGACTACTATTACGATTTTGTTGCCGTGATATGGCAAAAAGCCTGGGTCTATCCCAGGCTTTCTGTATTGGTTTATGGCTTAGAACCCGCCACCGTCTTCGTCATCTCCGCCACCACCGCCGTAGATAATCGCCAGAGAATCCTGGCGTTTCAACATTTCGAGTTTGCGGAACGCACGAAGCTTTTTAAGCTTGTTCAAGTCTTTCAGCGTTAACTTGTCTTTGCGCGTATCCATAATGTCTGCTGATCCAAGGACGTCATCGTCCTTGTCATACATTGTTGGTGCGCTATTATCGAAATCATTAAGCTCCATCTGCTCCACCTCCAGAGTCATCCAAAGCAGCATCGACATCACTGCCAACGTCGGCATCACCACCACCGCCATCGCCCATGTCATCGCCACCTTCATCTCCGCCCATGTCGTCCATACCCATGTCGCCACCGAAGTCGCCACCTGAGCTTACGCCAACAGAGCCGAGACCATCGCTAGGTGACTCGTCGGCGGCTGTTTTGCCAACTGCACCTTGCATCTTCTGTGGGTTTTCTTCAGCCCACATACGCTCGTTTTCGAGCAATTCTTCTTCAGTCAAGTTCAAGAAACGCATAAGCTTGAAACGCTCTGACAGCTTCTTGTTGTCTGCAATCTGTGTATAAACCTGCATCTGCGCAGAGTCGAGTTCGATCTGGCGATACTTGGTAAAGTTTTGTGGTGGATTGAAGAACAGTTCAAACAGGCTTTCTTCGATTTGAATGCCATTGTCCTTCAGATACAGCTTGAATTCCTTGTCAAAAACTGGCGACAGCAAGTTCTGCAGACGCATACAGTATTTGTTGAAACGGAATTCCTGGATCATTGCTGCACCCATCTTACCGTCGTTGTAAGCAACTTGGCCTTGCTCATCACCGCCAGGCAAGTAGCTTGATGGAATACGCAAACCAGCGCGGAGTTTCTTGTTGAAGAACTCCAAGTCCGAGATTTCGCCCAACTGCTCACCACCAGCCAGTGTTTCAACCTTGGAACCACGACCTTCTGCTGATTGTGCGAAGAAGTAATCTTCCATCATTGTCAGAGGGTTGTATGCAGCGTCCATGATTGAGTTGCCACCACCAGTACGGTTTGGAATACGTCGTTGGTGAATGTCGTTCTTGATACGCTCTACATGTGCGTTTGCCAGCACTGGAGGCATGTTACCAACGTCAATGTAGAAAATTCGACGCTCGGGCGCACGCTGCACACGATAGATGATTACCGCGTCTTCCAGCAGTTCCTTTTGCTTAAAGGTCTTGAACACTGGTTCAAGCACTGAAGCACCAAACGGCCAGTTTGAATCTTGACCAGTTGTCAAGCTTAGGTGGATTACGTGCTTGGCGTCAACTACGTGGCTTTCTGGAACGCTGTTGTTACCAAAGCGTGGATCAGAACCCTGGCCTGGCAATGTGAACATGTTACCACCGCCACCACCAGTACTTGAAGTGCGGGAGAAAGGGGAAGTCGCCATACCCATTGGGGTATTGTAATCGTTAGGATCTGCTGGCTTTGTAGCAAATTGATCCTGTTTACCGAAGTCCAAGTTACGAATCACGTATTCCATTGGATCCTTACCTGATGCTTCGTCAACACGAACCAATTCCACGTCGTAATGGCTAATCCACAACCATTCCTTTGTTTCAGGATCACGCAGGAAGAAAGCGTCACCGTTCTTGATCACATTACGGAATGTGTTGAACAGCTTGCTTCGGAAGTTGTTCAGCTTGGTCCACTTCTGTAGATAGGTGTGGATCAGCTTAACTTCAGTCTGGTTAGCTTCTTCGTTATAGTGAATATAGAATGGCTGGTCGTTTTGCTCTTCGCTCTGTGTGCAGAAGTCGGCAATAGTATCGAGAGCCGCGTTAATTTCGCTGTCTCGATCCATATCTTCATATTGAAAATATCGTTGAATTCTGTTCGGATGGCCAGCATAAACTTCTGGCAAATAGCTAGAATATTTGCTGCCTGTTCCAGTCGCGCCACCACCAGTATGCTTGGGTTGTTGTACCCCAGGCATTTTGACGAGTCGCATGTGCTTTTTCCAAGTCATTGTTTATTCTTCTTATTATGGAATTTGAATATTTATTCTATTGATGCTATCAAACCAAGTCAATTGGCATCAAACCACACCAGTAAGCGGATTACCCAGAATATTGTTGCTCTTCTTAGTCTCGTGCAAATTGGCGCTATTAATCGCTGCATTCTGGTGGTTACCATGTTGCACAGTGGCAATTAATTTATCAAGTTGCTTATGTAGCGTCGCATTATCCTTCTGCTGGTCTGCAATTTGCTTCTGCAATGTGGCAATTGTGTTCTTCATTTGATCGAACTCGACCTTTGGAACTGATACGGATTCTTGCTCCTTTGGAGTAGATGGTGAGCTCTTGCCACCACGAATCTCATCAATCATCTTGACAACTGGCTCTGGCAAGAACTTCTCCACATAGTCGATGAAGCTAAAGTTCACAAACTTACTGATCATATCCTTGATCGGGTCAAGGATCTTGTGGAATACATTCTTTACTGTATCGAAAACACCAATTACTGAATTTTCAAAGTCGTCAAGCGTTCCACCAAGACCCTTAGAATTCAACTCCTTGACTAAGTTAATGACTGCACCCAATGGGGTGTACTTCATGATGCCAGTACTCATGAAGTCAAGGAAACCAGTAATTTTGTCACCGACCCATGAAACACCGTCAATGATAGACTTCTTGATGGTATCCCAGTTCTCAGAAATGGCACCAACAGCAGCACCAATACCAGCACCGATCAATGGAACGAATGGGGCCAAAATTGCACCCATGGGTCCCAACATTGCAATAATTGGCTCAGCCAGTGAAGCGATAGCCATACCTTGTTGGGCGCCACTAAGAGCTGCTCCTACAGTATCCTTTGTTTTACCTTCCGGCATCAATGCACCGGCTGCGGTGCCTGCAACTGTTAGTCCAGCCAGACCATACTTGTTAAAGCCACCAGCAACCTTACCAAGGGTGCGACTAAAACGACCTTTACTTGAGGTCTTGCCACCCTTACCACCCTCTTCTTCGGCACCTGGTTCTACTGGACCACCACCCTTATTTGAGTTATTGGGATCGTTTACGTCGAAGGTACGCAATGCATTACCAGTTGCATACTTGTTCAGGGTAGTTGAGAAGCTGTCAGACACTCCCTTGAATACTTCACGACCCAAGACACGGTTTGCACTAGCTTTTAGCTCATCCTTGATGCGCATTGCGGCTTTCCAAGCCAGGAATACACCCAGCAAGCCTGCAATTGCGACCTTCATACCACCGAACTTACCAGCCAAGTCGTTGAATTCCTTAACCAACCATGTAATACCACTAGCCAAACTATCGACTGCTGGAATAACGATGTTTCCTACATTTGTGGCAAAAGTCAGGAAGGTATCTAGGTTTTCTTTATTGAATATCTTCTGGACCATTGTATCAATTTGGCCCATCAACGCTTTGATCGTTCCTTGAAGTGCGGCAACTTTATCAGGAGTCAGGAAGTTCTTGAGTACGTCCAAGACATACAACTTGATACCGCTCGTAACATCATTATACGTCTTCTCCAAATTACCAAGCGCAGTCGTAACACCAGAACGAGCAGTTGCTTCCTCCTTAGCTTTACGAATACCCTCTTCAGTGAACTTGTCCTTGTTATTCTCCATGTCAGTGATGATCTGGATCATCTTAGCTGCATCTTGGTTTCCAGCCATTGCTTGCAAGCGCAAGCCTTCCAAGTTAGCTTCACCGATTTTCAATGTTTGCTGGTAGAATGCCGCACGATCGCGATCCGTTGCCGTACCTGATTTTTCCTTGCGCGCCAATGCATCCATTGCACCGCTGACTTGACCAAGACCAGCATTCACCAACGTTTTTGTTTGTGCCGTGAATAGAGAAGTGCCAGAACCCAGCGTGGTAGCCATCATACCACCAAAGAATTGCCCAGCATCACCAGGCAATGCTGACATAAACAGCACCGCTTTTTGAGCAGATTCTGCAAACTTCTGTCCAGCCTCACCGGACATTTCCATTGCTCGAGCTTGCAGCGTCGCGTCTTTCAATGCGGCGGATGAATTCTTCAGCAATTCCATACGATCTTTGCCGGTCAGAACAGCCAATGCCGACGATTCAGTAGCTAAATCTGCCAAGCTTGCGGCGGCGTCACGTTGATTGATATTCTGCAATCTACCCAAAGTGCCCATTGACTGAGAGTAGATACCAACAATTTGAGTAGTTTGAGCAACTGACAAACTCAATTGACCAAACTGCTCCAAGTTGTCACGCAATCCCTTGTTCAAACCAAAGAATTGCTTTTGACCCATTGCGGAAATCTGAGTTGGATAATCCTTGATTGCTTGTGCAAAGTCTCTCAATGGCAAGCCAGCTTGAGCAGCGGCAATCTGCATGTTCAGCAAACTACCACCGAATGTTTGGCCAACTCCAGTAAGATCACGGAAAGTATTGAATGTGTTTGATACCCACTTAGTCAATTCCATGCCCAGAGCAACGGAAGTGCCCAAAAGCAGCTTGGACATACCACCAAGACTAGTTTTGTTCTTGTCCAACTCTTTACCAAAGTTGGTCATCTTGCCATGAGTGGTTGTTACTTGCTGTGTGAGTTTGTAGAAGCCATCGTGCGTAGAACTCAGGTTGTACGCAAAGTCATTGATGGTCTTTGTTGCACCCTTTAAGTCGGAAGCTTTCCATTTATTGTAGGCGTCTTTGTCGCCCTTACCATCTTTCCCGTCGCCATTCTTGAGCTGGTGCTCAAACACCTTCTTCAAAAGGGTATTAGTTTGGCTAATCTGGTGCGTCAGATCAGATAGGTTTTGTGCGTCATCAGCCATATGGTTTCATCCAACTTATGGGTTATCTGAATATTTATTGAAGAAGTTATCTACATAGATAATTCCGCTCATAAATAGAGAAAACAGCGTACTTAACTCTGAGGATTTTATGGATAAGCTGCAAAACAACCCATTGGCAAAATATTTCCGTGCCCCTGGTATCATGGTCCGTTTGCCTAGCGGTGGGAATTTCCAGCCTGCCGGTAACGTCTCAACCGCGGCAAGCGGTGAAGTTCCAGTGCTGCCAATGCGCGGCGCTGACGAAACACTCATGAAGAGCCCTGATGCTCTTATGAGCGGTCACGCAATCGAGGAAGCAATCAAGAGCTGCGTGCCAAATATTGCAGATGTGCAATCACTGCCAACATGTGATGTTGACGCGTTGCTTCTGGCTATTCGAGCATCAACATATGGTGATCAGTTGGACGTGGCTTGCTCATGCCCACATTGCAAGACAGAAAACGAATATGCATTCAGCATCTCACACGTTCTTGATTCAGCAATCCCATTGGCTGCTGAGTATCCAGTACGAGTGAACGATGATTTGGTAGTTTATGTTGGTCCTTTCACGTTCAAGACCAGCACACTGATTAGTATTGGTGCTTTCCAGGAAGCAAAGAAGATGCAGTTGCTTGAGGATTCAGATGCTACTGACGAGCAAAAGCAGATTGCTCTGCGTGTGAGTATGGATAAGATCAACGCAATGAACACCGATGCTATCGCCAGTGCAGTTCAATGCGTAGTGACACCAGACGGCATCGTAGATGATCGTGACTTCATTCGAGACTTCATGGACAACATTGGCCGTAATTGGCTGACGTTGATTGAGGAGAAGCTCAAGGAAGTGAATAAGTGTGGTATTCAGAAGGAGCAGTTTGTTACTTGCTCAAAGTGTGCCCAAGAGTTCACAACTAGCGTTGAGTTCGATCCTTCCAATTTTTTCGGCAAAGGCTCCTAAGAACCCCGCCTGAGCAAGTTGGAGCGTTAATCGAAAAATTTGCTCAAGATCGAAAAGAGCTTTCAAGACAAATTAACGAGATCATGTGGCACTACCGGGGAAGTTTGTCACGTGAAGAAGCTTGGACACTGTCAATCGACGAAAGACGGGAATGTGTCAAAGCAATCGAGAAGCGCATTGAGACGGTTCAGAAAACTGGTCTCGCGCTTCTCTGATCACTTGTTTACTTGTTCAATATAGTGACCGGCGAGATTGTATTCTCGCCGCACATGTTCAATGCGACCGTGGTAATTTACCATCATACGGTCGCTTTCCTTTTTATATGGCTTCAGATGTTCTGAGCTGACCTTCCATATGCCTGCCGCCCCTTTACAGACGTTCTGGCTGTCTCCGCAGATAGTTACGTTCTGGGTATTACCGTATGCCACAGCAGTACCAAGAGCCCATAGATAAGCGGCCCACTCGGCTACGTTGTTAGTGCCGTCGGAAAGTCGTTCGTGATGGCATTCTTTAGTTCCATCATCGTGTACAACAACGATGGCAACTTCCATCTTTCCAGGATTTGGCTTGCAGCCACCGTCAAAGTAAATTTTCATGATGTCGTAAAAATGAGGGGAAGTAGTCCGGACTACTTCCCCTCGGTACTACCTACAAATAATATAAATTTTCTAAAATATTATAAAGTATATCAGCGCTGGCTGTAGATCCAGCAGGTGATTTGCGAACATGATAGTGATTGTTGTATTCTAGGAATCGCAAACACACCTAGGTTTGACAACGCCTTCTGTCGTTGTTGTTAAATACTAGAAGGGCATGTCTACCATGCCAAAATAATAACAAAGATTGGCATCCGCAGCAAGCGCTTTTGCCAGATAAGGAAACAAAACATGCCGTCAAAAGCAAAAGCAAAAGGCAATTCAGGCGAACGCGAACTGTGCAAGATTCTCTCAGAGATCTTCGATGGTTCATTCATCCGTGTACCAGGTTCAGGTGCATACATTGGTGGTATCAACGCAGTGCGTCGAGAGTACCTAAGTGCTGGCCAAGTACGCCACGCTAAGGGTGACATTCAACCACCAGACTTCATGCCAAAGCTCGTGTTGGAAATGAAATTCTACGCGGACTTCCCATTCCATAGCCTCATTACGCCAGGTGCAGTTCCACAACTGGACACTTGGATTGCTCAAACACTTGACTGTGTTGAAGAAGGTGATGTATGGTTTGTGGCATTCAAGATTAACCGTCGTGGTTTCTTCTGTGCATTGCCATTCGAGGGTTCAGACAAATATGCATTTGGCAACCATTGCGTGTACACTGGTAAGCATGGAAAGTTTGTCGTAACTGAACTCAACGAGTTCTTTTCCATGAATAAAGAAATCATTCTGAAACTCACAGCATAATGGCCCGATCACGCCGACTGCGACCTGTACCACGTAGATATCGTTCGATATCACGTCGTTCGCGTCGCTTTTCATCTACGATCATGGTAGGTAACAAGTTGAGAGCCAGAAGAGGAGTTAGCACTGTGCGAAAGTACAAACGCTGTAAAGACGCTTCTACTCAAAACTTGAACATCAGAGAAATAAAGAAGGCGGAAGGTGAGCAGTTTGAATACACTGTTTACCTTTTTACCCACAAGGGTAATCCGCAGAAGTTGAACAAAGAGCATGCAGAGATTGGAGAATTTGTTCGTAGCTGCTTGGCAGGACGATACAAAATCTACAAGTACAAGTTGGACTGTTATCCAGCAAAGTTAACAGGCATCAAGTACATCAAGCTCGAAAGCGAAGCTGACCTCATGATGTTCATGCTTTGTCACCGAGAAGCAATTCGAAAGATCTTTAAGATGGTCGATGAGCCCGCAACGGGCTCATCTTTTCCGGATTAACGAATCCGTTTTTCAATACGCTTGATCTTAGGCAACAGACGGTTTTCTGGATCAAGCAGTTTGACCATCACCATCCATCCCAACTCTTCACAATAGACCTTGATTCCGTATTCTGCATCTTTGTGATACGAATACTCGATAAACCAATCAACGTCTTCCGTTCCTGCATGTTGTGCCAGAAGTTCCTGGAGATCAACCAGCAACCCCATGTTGACAAATTCGTCTTTGTTTTCGAACTTGACACAGTACTCAATAGGCTTGAATAGCACTGTGGGAAGCCAATTCTCCCTGAATGCATCAACTTCCACTTCTTCAATCTGTTCTACTTCTTTTTGTTGTTCTTGCGCTTCCATCATTTCCTCTCTTGAATTTCACCAACGTGCATCTTCAATGACTTCCAGTCATCGCTAAGACGCATCGAAATAATACCAGCCAGATCAGTCACATAAGTGTCAACATCAAACATCTTGTCATGCAGATGCGCAACACAAAACAGTTTGGCAGTCACACCCACTTCATAGTTGAACTTTGCCAGTACTGCTTTCCACGCATGCAGCGATAGTAGTGCCGACTCGTAGGTGTAGAAGATATTTTCACCAATTAGACGGAACTTTTTGTCTGCACCGATCAAGCTGTCTGGTTGCCAGCCTGCGTTTGCCGGATCCACTAGCAGGATCTCAGACATTTCGTACCTCAACCCGCACGGTCTTTCTCAACAGCAAATTGTAAAAACCGGCACCGGTTTCCTTCATCATTCGCATAACTACAACCCAAGTGTCACTTGATGTGAACAACTTGTGTTCATATTCACCATCCTTAGGCCCATAATACCAAGTATCCACACTATAGGGATCACAGAACTCACCGATCGCGTCAGAAATGATGTTGGCGAGCACTACCTTAGTGGAAACTGTGGGCTTACCTAGGGCGTTCGTTGACATGAATACGAAGCAGTATTTTGCTTCTGGGTTATCGATCATTCCCTGTGGCCATCCAGCAACGACAGGGTCAACGGTTATTTCTTCGTACAAAGCGAGTCTCCTTTGCTTGCCATTTTATGGCATCTGTAGCAAAAAAGCAACGCCATATATGGCGAAAGCTAGGATTGCTCCTAGCTTTGCTTTTACTCTACGTCATCCGCGTCGCTGTCAAATCTGGTAAAGGAGTTTTCCTTCTTCACCAACAGCAGCTTATTCACTCGACCCACCAAGTCATCCTTGTGAGAGATCAGGAAAATGTTCTTACTGCGTTCACGCGCCATACGCTTCATCAGATCCAGGGCGCTTTCGCTGCCTTGTTGATCCAGACCGTTATCGATCATTTCGTCAACAAACATCAAGTTAACTGACTGGTTCAAGCTTTCCCAAACATCTCGGAATGCCCAGCTTGTTGACAGAATAACACGGTTCATTTCACCTCGGCTAAGCTGTTCGAAGTCAAAGTCACGACCCAGCAAGTTAATCTCAACCGACAGATCAGACAAGAACTTGACCTCGTGTGGCAAGCCCAGCTTTTCCAAGTAGAAGTTCAATCGGTGATTCAAGTGATTGATATTCTGGTCAATGATCTTCTTACGAATAAACGAGTCTTTGCTTGTCAGCAGCTTCTGCAGGAAGTCTTGGTGCTTCAACAGAACTTGAAGTTCATTCAAAACGTCATAGTTGACAACTTGAATACCATCTGTTTGCAGTGACTTGACTTGATCTGCAAAAGGATTCTCCGCTGCCTTTTCCCGTTCAATCGTCTCCATGAGATTATTGAGCGTGTTTCGGTGTTCGAGTGCTTGTTCAAGAGTAGAATATGTGGTAACTGGTTCGTCACCAATCAAATCCAGACCTTCCGTAAATGATGCCACCAATGCACCACATTCTTCAGCTTCTGTAGCAATTGACACAAGCTCAGGTTCCAGCTTTGCAATCTTGTCCTTCAACTCAGCAATAATGCGCTCAGTACTGCCGTCATGTACTTCCTGGCCGCAAGTTGGACACTCATGTGCTTCTGCACTTGCTAGGTCTCGCAAGTGGCGCTCTAGCAAACCGTTCTTTGTCAACAGATCAGTTTCCAATCGCTTATAGTCACGTTTGGATCGTGAGAGTTCAGTAGACAACACCTTGAAGTCGGCAAGCTTTTTATGCTTTTCGATTTCTTCTTCAATGTTCAAGCTGCTCAAGTTACCAAGTTGATACTCGGCTGAAGCAATTCGCTTGTCACGGCTGGTGTCCCATGCTTTACTCTTCAGTTTCAGGTCGTTAATGGCGCCCTGAATCTTCTCATTGGTTGAAATAACTGCTTTGATGCGAGCTTCTTCGTCCTTGATCGAATCCTTGGTATTCTTGATCAATTCCTTCAGCATTTCTGCACGATGGCTAATCTGTGTAATACCCAGAAGTTCTTCAATGATTTCACGTTGTGGGCCTGGCTTCTGTTTAAGGAATGGCTCTGTGTACGTGTTCAATGCAATGATGTGGCGGAACATCTCATGGCTGAAACCTAACGCACGTTCGATTTCAAACTGAGTCCACTTGTTTTCGCCTTGTGCTTCGTCGTTTGTGGGATCTTGCACAAGACTGTCACCAACATAGTATCGCATGAATGTTGGCTTACGACCACGTTCGATACGATAGGACTTGCCGTCCTTTTCGAAGTCAATGCTGACGACCATGTTCTTAGCATTGATGTTGTTGATCAGGTTGTCCTTCTTGATGTTGCTCAAAGGCTGACCAAACAAACCAAAGCTAACTGCCTGCAACAGTGTGGATTTACCCACACCGTTACGGCTGTTGACGCCACCAGTATCAAGGTTTTCACCGAGAACAAGCGTCAATCCTTCTTTGTTTAGCACAACTGCCTGAGTGTTGTTACCAACAGACAGGAAGTTGCGCATTGATACGCTTTTAATCTTCAGCATTATTGGAGACCCTTGTAAATTTCAACCAGTGTCTTTGAGTTGATACCGGTACTTTGCACTGATTGCAGACCTTCAATAACGATTTGGTCGATACTTTGGAATACGACGTTGTCATCAAATTCCTGGTCTTGCTCTTCCTTGTTCATTGGCACCAAGTCAATCTTGCGTGCGTTGAACTGTGCAACAAAGGTGTCCTTCACAAACTGCGCTTCCTCATACGAGATATCGCAGTCAATGCTGATACGGTTATAGCTCTTTGCAACAATGAACTTTTCTGGTGCTTCAAGAACCTCAGAAAGCTTCATAGTGCGGTATGTTGGTGCATCAGGCCATTCCTTGAAGAACGGCTCTTTGTCCCATTCAAGGAACATTGCACCACGGTCGTCATCCCATGCATCAGCGAAGTTGAATGGGAAAACGTTGCCAATGTACACAATCTTACCACGCGCTTGTCGCTTGTGGAAGTGGCCAGAGAAAACAAAGTCTTGATGCTTGAAGTGGTCTTGGTTAAGACCACCATGATCAGGCATTTCGACCATTGCGTTCATGAAAAAGTTTGGCAGCTCAAAGTGACCAAACATGTACTTGGCTTTGCTTTTGGGAATATCCTTCCATTCATCACCAACCAACCACGGTTGGAAACACACACCACCAACTTCCGTTGGGTCGTTAATGATGTGGATGTTCTTGATGTTACGTGCCCATTCGATACTGTTGATTTCTCGCTTTTCGCGATAGAACAGATCGTGGTTACCAGGAATGAACCATACCTTCTCAAAAGCATTACTTAGTCGTTCCAGATTACTAAGCGAGTAGCTCAGTGTGCTCACGTGGACGTTGTGGCGGTTGTCATGCCAGTCACCAAGGAAGACACACTGCTTGGCACCCCAAGCTTGTGCTTCCTCGATAAACCAGGAAATGAAGTTCTCATTGTCCTGGTTAGCTTGCTTATCATTACCGCGACGCCCGAAGTGGATATCCGTGAATGCTGCGATTTTGTCAAATAGTGGCTGTACGGCTTTACTCATGCAGCCACCTTGTGAGAGTAACTATTATAGTTCATAGTATTTTCTAATTATTGTAGCGTGATTATACGGATACGACTAACGGTGACCAAAATTGTTATTTTGATTCTGCTGTACGATCAATGACCTCACCTGGTCCTTCAATATGATCGTATTCGTGTTGTCGTGTGTATGATGGGTTCACGCCATTCATAATCAGAATATCATCTCGAATATTTTGATTCTTCTTTTCGAGATTCAATACACGAGTAAAACAGTTCTTGATAGTTGTGGTATAGAATGCAAATGGATTGTCAGATTTCGATTCGTCAAACTGCAAACCGATCTGGGATAACTGCAATAGTGCATGACTCTTCATCTCATCCAGATATGTGTAGCCACGCCAGTTAGATCTACGGGAGTAACGGTCAACGAGCATCATGAACATAACGGCCAAGCGATGGCTGATCTGCCCACGTGTCATGTTGAACTTGCCATCCTGAATTGTGCCTTCCCAATGTGAACGTCCAACTTCTGTTGGTGAACCATTCACCATAATGAAGTGCTTGAAAGGAAGGAATGGGGTCTTGACATATGCACCTTCTTCGCCCTTGCCACGACGCTTACGGTCTGGGTCGAGGGGCAAGTGGTGGGGAGTCATGACACGGAACACAAGAGTTTCTGTAGGGATCGACTGAGGATCAACTTCTGTTACCTTGATCTCGTAAGGCTTTTTACCAGCTTCACGCAATTTTGCCTTTTCTTGTTGTACCATAAGACGCGCTTTTTCAACCTTGGTTGCGTCGATCAATTCATCTGTGATCTCTGCTACGTTATGGACGATGGCGTCGAATGCTGCGTACTTGGGATCTGTGAACACACAGTAGGAACTCTTGCTCTTATGGATTTCAGCCAGAAGTTCCTTATTGGTAATATATTTTACTTTCTCGGTCATTGCTAAATGGGGTCTTGAAACCCTCTTGTAAGTTTCACCTAATATAACGTAGAATCAAGTACTTAGCAAATATCGCATAATAGTGGTACTTAATTCAACGAATAAATACTGAGGTAAATCATGGATACAGTGGTTTTTACAGTTTGCCGCATGAACCCACCAACAAAGGGTCATGAAAAACTGGTAAAGCGTGTGATCGAAGAAGCAGCGGTGCTTCAATGCGCTAAACGAGTATTCCTCACCAGGTCACACGACAAAAAGAAGAACCCTCTGGTTATCGAGCAAAAGCTTGAATTTGCCAAAGAGTGCTTCCCGGACATTGATGTGCAAGACACAATCAATGTTTTCTCGGCTTGTCGGGAACTGGCGAAGGAAGGGTTCAAACACGGTATTCTGGTCATTGGTAAAGATCGAGAGAACTCGTTCGAAACCGCAGTCCAGAACTATATCAACCACCCTGATCCGGAAAAAAGCATTGGACTAGAAAGTGTCCAAACAATCATTATTCCGCGCAGCATCCATGACTACAGTGCCACTAAGGCTAGAGATCTTGCGTTGAATGGCGATTTCATTAATTTCCAGAAATCCATTCCTACATCTAACCTTGCAGTGGTACGCGAAATGTATAAATGCGTCCGTCAAGGATTAGGTGTAAAGAATGAGTGATATCAATTCATTAGTTTCAGATGCTATTGCCAATGCAGGCGTAGCGCTGCCAACAAGTGGTAGCAGCCAGTTTAATTTAAGCAATACAAGTCTGAATATCCCCAGCACCAGTAGCTCATCTACTGGTTCAACGTCCACATTGGGCTTGGGGACTGCTCTCAGTGGTCTGACCTCTGAAGCATCAGCACTTTACGGATCAGCAGTATCATCAGTAAGCCAGTTCACGTCAGCACTCGGTGCTGGTGGTTCTGCCATCTCCAATATTTTGGGCGGTCTCGGAGTCTCAACATCGTCAGCCTCAAGCGGCGATGCTGCTGACTTCCGTGTGCGTATTCGTGCGCAAACGTCAGCACGCCAGAAAGTCTATGGTGCAGCTGGTAACACAAATCTCTTGAACATTCTGTATGACACAAACGGAATGTTCTTCCCCTATACACCAACGATCTCCTGGAACCAAGCTGTCGAATACGACACTATGCACTTTGTTCATAGTAACCAGGACTTCATGGCGTATAAAAGCACACCAAGCACAGCAATTGACGTATCTGGCCAATTCACAGTGCAGAACCAACGCGAAGGAGAATATCTCATCGCTTGTATGCACTTGCTGAGAACCGTCAGCAAAATGTATTTCGGTCAGCAAAATACCGCATTGGCTGGTATGCCACCACCAGTGTTGTGGTTTAGCGGTTACGGCACATACATGTTCAATGACTTGCCAGTTATCGTTAAGTCACACTCGTACTCACTGGACAACACAATTGACTATGTGACTATCAATGTTGCTGGTGGCACAGTGCGTTTGCCATCTGTTATAACTATTCAGGTGCAATTGGTGGTGCAACATACACCAACAGATTTGCGTACCAAGTTCGACTTGGATCAATTTAGAACAGGTGCCCTGCTCCGTAGCAGCAAGGGTTGGATTTAATGGCTAAAGTAACGTTTCCTGCAACATCACCCTATTACGGGACACCACAAGGAACTTGGTATACAGGCCCTATGACGTGGCGTGATATTCCACCAGATTCATCAGATAGTTTTATCACGTCACTGGACAAGAAATACGAAAACCGCCCAGACCGTTTGAGCCAAGATCTCTACGGCACTATCGGTTATTGGTGGGTCTTTCAAGTTAGAAACATGGATCTAATTCGTGATCCAATTTGGGACTTGACTGCTGGTATGGCTCTTTACGTGCCATCACTTGATCGTCTTAAAACATTGATTGGTTAATATGGGAACATTCTCTACATTGGGAAGCACTCTCGCTTCAGCACAACAATTAGGAAAACTAACTGGTACGTCTGCAACTCAGGCTGTCAATTCCCTCAATCCAATGGGAACATTGGGGCTTTCGGCCACTTACGGTGTTTCAACTCCAACATCAACAGTCACTGATGCAGTAGCGGGCGCACAAGTATTGACTGGTGCCAACAACCCCCTGTCGGCTGGAGCAGCAGGTGCAAGTAATCCAGTATGGTCTCCTAACATTCTGAGTTCTGTAGAACAACCAGCATACCATATTCGATTCTATGTGACTCAAGATTCTTCATGGGATTTTAGTAATGCCAAGTCTTATGCGGACTTTAAAAAGAACGCTATCGATTCATTAGGACAAACTACTATAGCCGAGTCTGGTGTTACTGGTCTGAATGTGCAGAGCTTGACCATGGATACCATCGCTGCTCCAAATGACACCACACGTAGTTTCTCCGCTACTGGTATGGTTTTGACTATTGCTGAGCCAATGGGCGTAAGCTTCTTCGATATGATGGTTAATGCCGCAGCAGAATTGAAGATCAAAAACTACACGAAATTCTTTTACTTTCTGGAGATTTCGTTCAAGGGTTACGAAAACGGCAATCCAATTCCAAATATTTGTGCCAGCTATGCAAATGCTGGCACATGGTTGTATCAAGTTACAATTAACGATATTGCAGTTGACTCAAATGCAACTGGTAGCATCTACACTTTGAAGTTGATGCCTAACGAAGAAATGACAGCATTTGACCAAGATACATTCACATTACCAGAGCCTTTTACTCCAGCAGCATCAACTATCGGTGGTGTACTGGCAGAATTAGCAAAGATGCTGAATGATTCAAACCAACGCAATTACGGTTATCAGCTCACCGACTACGACTTTGCGACTATTCCACTATCAGTCAACAACAAAGTGTATGATCCAAGCACTTGGACAATCACACCCAAGGATATTGACTGGCAAGACCAACGTTCGATGGCTATGAGCACAGATGCGAGTTCAAACCAAGGAGCTTCACAAACTGGTCACTTTGCTCGAGGCATGAAGATTGGTGACGTCCTTGACGCAATCTTCCAAGCATCTCCAGACGCACAACGACTAGCAAAAGACGTGCAGCAGCAAACCGAGATCATAAAGACTGATGGTAAAATGCGAACATGTGTTTTGCTTCGATATGAGCCATGCGTCATCACCAAGGATTACGATTTCTATTACGAACAATACAAGAAGAGTATTACGTTTCATATCAAGAGCTACATCACAACTAAGCCATCTTTGCATCATGATGACATCAAGGATGCTTCTGATGATAACTTGCAGAAGACTAATGCTCTGCAAATGAATCAAGCTGGCTATATGTGTAAGCGTTACGATTACATGTTCACCGGATTGAACACAGAGGTCCTGAATTTCGATTTCAAGTATAACTTCGCTTGGAACATCACATTGCCACGTTTGGCTGGTTTCCAAAACTCAACAACGGCAACTACGATCCAGGCAAAAGTAAACCCAAGTATCACTGGTGCCGGTGACGATCCAGTCCAAGCCGACTTGGCAAAAGCTAATGCCGATTATGCAAAAGCCACCGATACTGCTACTGCTGCTAATGATAAGTTGGCAGCAGCGACAGCTAATCCAAGTGGCATTTCAAGCACAGATATGACTAAGCTTCAAAATGATGCCAAGGAGGCTAGTGTAGCAGTTCAAGCAGCCAAAGACAAAGTGACAACTTTGGGTAAAGCAGCAGCTAAAACAGCGGCGGCTTTCAATGCCGATCAGCAAAATAAATTGGGCGTTGGTAGAACTTCTGGTGTGAAGTACGCTGAAGACTTGCTTGCAATTGTCGAACAGCCACGTATTCCATTGTCAATTAAACAGGACAATGCCGATCCACGTTACAACGCAAATGGACCATATCCAGAAACATGGACGAGAGATCGTGCCATGTACGCAACAATTTTGGATCAAGTGAATAGTCCAATTACAAATAGCTTGATGCAGATCACACTTGAAATCAAAGGCGATCCATACTGGTTGGGTGATGGCAATATGGCAAGAATGATCGGTAACTATCTGGCTGCCCAAAACAAAATCGCCCGTCAGCATATGTCAGAAAACACCGAGCGCAAAGATCTTATGGATCCATCTTATGGTGACATCATGCTCTTGTTGACATTCAGATTCTCATCTGGTGTCAACGAAGACGGTTCACCAATTTTGTCAGTTAATAACAGCTTCACGGGCGTTTACGCAGTTCGTAGCGTGCAACACACTTTTGCTGGTGGTGCATTCAAGCAAGTATTGACTTGCCAACGTATGGAAAAAATGGATGCATTCAAGGCGTTCAATGCGGCAACTCTGAACAACACTGCAACACCAGTGTTGGCAACTAGCGCAACATCCGCAACCGCGGCGGCAGCATCAAACTTGACAGGCGCAAATCCATCAAGCTCAGTGTTTATCCCCGCAAGCATGACAAGCTCAGTTTCAACGAATGTTCCAGCAACATCGTCGCAATCCAACAATTCATTGTTTACGATGAACGGCTCTGCACCAAGCCAGTTTTCCGTAAATCCACCACCTACGACGACATAATATGAGCATCAAAACACAATTCAACAAAACACCATCAGGCTACCGCCAAGAGCCTGGCGCTGGTCGAATCGTCGATGGCAAAATCTATATCGGTATCGTCAAGAACAACGTCGATCAACAACGCATGGGACGATTGGAAGTCTACATTCCAGACATGGGCGGCGATCCATCAAACTCAGCACACTGGTTCGTGGTCAGCTACGCATCCCCATTCGCAGGTGTTTCCGATCCATCACAAATGACAACCGGCGGTCACAACTTCGGCGATGCACAACAATCATACGGTTGGTGGATGGTTCCACCTGACGTCGAGAACCAAGTACTGGTCGCATTCGTAAACGGTGAAGCATCAAAGGGTTTCTGGTTTGCTTGCATCTACCAGCAAAACATGAACCACATGGTTCCAGGTGTTGCCATTGATGCATCATTCGATAATCAAGCCGATAACAGCTTGCCACCAGTTACCGAATACAATCGAGCCGACCAGTCAGTCAACACCACCAATCCAGTTCGCCCACGATTCGATCCATTGGCTCTCGGTCTCCAAGAGCAAGGATTGACTACCGACTTCGAACGCGGTTCAACTTCCGCTTCCGCACGACGCGAAGCACCATCACGAGTATTCGGCTACCTGACACCACGAGCAAACCAAGTGTATGTGGATGATAATCCCGACAACGAATACATCCGCCTCCGTACTCGATCAGGCACACAAGTTCTGGTGCATGAGACTAACGGCTATGTGTACATCAACTCAGGATTGGGTAATAGCTGGATCGAGGTGTCAGATGCCGGAGTTGACATCTACACAAGAGGTTCCATTAGTGCCCACGCAGAAGGCGATTACAACGTCAGAGCAGACGGTAATATCAACCTAGACGCTGGCTCAAACATTAACGTCACTGCGGGTGGAAACATCATGACCCAGAGCACTGGCAATACCTCTATGGCCGCTGGTGGTACACTAAAACTGGCCAGCACCGGCGACATGTCAGGATTGACCTCCGCCAACCTACTGTTCACGGCGAAGGGAACTCTGCAACTGGCATCACAAGGCGATTTTAATGCTGCTTCAGGTGGCGGTAACATGAACATTAGCTCCAGTGGCGATATGATCACAGGAGCGGGTGGCATGCACTCAACTAAAGCTGGTAACATCGTTCGCTCAGCCAGCTCGATCCAAGACAACAGCGGTTCAGCTGCCGATCCAACAGCACCAACTCAAGCAACACAACCAGATAAAGTGGCTACCACCACACAAAGCAACGGTTCACAATCAGTGGATTCACCAGTGTCCCGTATGCCCAACCATGAACCATGGAACGGCCACCCAAAAACAAAGTCTGCAACACCACCAGCACCAGTTAAACCAGGCGCATTTACCCCAGATGGCATCACTAACAGATCATCTACCATTAAAACCACACCTGGTGACGGAACGGCTAATGACCCTATCCCAACTTCAGCAACAACCGGCGATGGCAAATCTAAATCAGTAACAACCTCCGATTACACAGGAACATCAGTAAAAATTAACGACATCAATATCCGTCAAGACGTACTGACTGCCATCCAACAAGCCGCAACCATGACATCAATGGATTACGGTCAATTGATGGCAATGTGCTGGATCGAGTCCAAATTCAATCCAAACGCAAAAGCAGGCACCTCATCAGCTTACGGCCTCTATCAATTCATCGACGACACCTGGGCAGCTATGGTCAAAAAATACGGCAAAAAATATAACTTCACCCTCTCCATGAGATCAGATGTACTAGCACAAGCCATCTGCGGTGCAGCTTACATGGCAGAAAACAAAAAATACCTCCAAACTAATATGCCAGCAGGAACAACTATCACAGCAACCGACCTCTACCTGGCACACTTCCTTGGACCAGCCGGTGCAGTGAAATTCCTCAAGACACCAAATTCAGCACCAGGAACAGAAGCAGTTACAGCAGCTCAAGCACGAGCAAATGCATCAATCTTCAAACCAGGAACCACAGTACAAGATGTCTACAATAGATTCGCAAACATCATGGAACCAAGAAGCAAAGCCTATGCAGCTACTTGGTCAGGTGGAACTACCACCGCTTAAACATCTATCTAGTGACTCTCCTCCCTATGGTATTCCTCTAGAAAGATATCCAAGAGCTCATGGACTCTCCCAGTAAAGAGATTCATGGAGGTTAATGACAATATCGCCCTAGATGGGCTCTACGATTGCACACCAAACCCAGGGAGAACTCTCGATTCTGGTGAACCCAAACCCGGACTAATCCTCCGGGTTTCGTCATTATCTGAGTAGTTAATTCAAGCAATAAATAAGTACATAATTGGATGAACTTAATTTATGGCTAACTACATGTTTACGGGCTTCAGCACCATTTCCGGAGATTCGGGTGGTGACTACGTCCTGCACGATATCGATCTAGTCAATCAAGATCTCTACATTGCCTTCAATACTCGAGTCGGTGAACGTGTTATGCGCCCCACAGAGGGTTGCGCAATCTGGGACTATCTAGAGGAGCAATTCACGGATACCAACCGAGAGCAAATTATCGCGGAAGCGGTTCGCATTTGCCAGTTGGATACTCGTTTGACTGTTGTCAACGTAAATGTGAGCACAACTCAGAACGGCATCAGTCTCGAGATTCTCTTGAACTACGTTCCATGGAACGCCATCGGTACATTCACAACTAATTTCAATAACCGACAGACTGCAATGTGGTCTGATACGGGAGATCAATAATGTCGTCAAATCAACAGATTCGCCAATCGGAACTGTTCGCAGGTCAGGATTGGACAGTTCTATATCGTGCGTTCACGCAGATCAACTTCAATGCGAGTGATCCTGCCACCATCAACCAAGCACTGCAAACCTACATTCAGACCAACTATCCAGAAGACTTCAACGACTGGATCGAGCGTTCAGAATTTGTAGCGTTGATCGACTTGATCTCATGGATTGCTGGTACTCTGGCATTCCGTACTGATGTTAATGCTCGTGAGAACTTCCTGGAAACAGCAAGCGCTCGCGAAAGCGTTTTGCGTTTGGCTCGTTTCCTGAGCTATAACGCGCGTCGTGCTCAATCAGCTCGTGGTCTGGTAAAGCTTGTTAAGGTCTCAACTACGCAAAGTGTCGAAGATAGCTTTGGTACAAACCTGAACAACGTTTCAATTAATTGGAATGATCCTGATAATCCTGACTGGCAAGAACAGTTCATCGTGATTCTGAATGCTGCATTCCCAGTCACCAACCCTTTCGGTATTCCTCTGAATACCGCGTTGGTGTCCAGCATTACGACTCAACTGTACGCCCTGAACAATCAGTCAAATGCTTCATGTGTTTACCAGTTCGATGCAAACATCAACGGTAGCAGCGATACATTTGAAATAGTGAACATGTCGTTCGACACTACTGGTTTCTCGGAACTGGCACCAGATCCATCACAGCCATTCCATATGTGCTACATGAATGATGGTCTGGGTAACTCAAGCTCGAATACCGGTTTTTTCCTGATGTTCAAGCAAGGTACGCTAAACCAGTCTACCTACTATTTGCAGGATCCAATCGAAAACCGCACGATTGACATTGCCACAAATAACATCAACCAGACTGACGTTTGGGTGCAATCACTCGACAGTAATAGCAATATCACAACACAATGGACCCAAGTGCCAGCGGTTATCACCGATAACATCACTTACAACAGTGTATCTCCAACAGTGCAGAACATTTACGCTGCCATTACGGAAGACAACGACCAAGTGACATTGCGTTTCGGTGATGGTACATTCGGTGCGGTTCCAACAGGTAACCTGCGTTTGTGGTATCGTACAGTGAACGGCGAGCAATACCAATTGCGTCCGATCGACATGGCAAACCGTACGATCAACATTCCGTACTATGACGTGCAAGGTCGCACCCAAACATTGACACTGACATTCTCATTGCAGGAGTCAGTGGCAAACGCCGTGGCTAGTGAAACAATTGACGATATTCGACGCCGCGCGCCACAGTCGTTTGCTTCACAAAACCGTATGGTTTCTGGTGAGGACTATAACGTTTACCCATTGACATCTAACGAAATCGTTAAGATGCATGCGGTGAACCGCATTTACTCAGGCCATAGCCGTTACTTGGATATCAACGATCCAACATCAACATACCAAGACACAGTTGTCTTCAGTGATGATGGTATTGCATATCTGGAACCCACTAGCCAGTACATTCAGATTCCAACGATTGCCAACTTGACACCAGAACAAATTGCCCTGAATAAACTTCAGCCAATGCTGGAGGACATTACAGTTCGCGATTACTTCTTGAATCTCTGGATGTCAAATGCTGATGCTCTGGGTATGACAATCGTCGATACACCAGATAACAAAGGCGTCATTTCACCACAAGTCCAGTGGGTGTCATCAACCGGAAGTGGCTTCAGTTCAATTGGTAGCTTTAGCTTCAATGCACTAATTACTGATAACACCATTACATCACTGACAAACTACTTGGCAGTGGGTTCTTTGTTGAAGTTCAAGTGGACAGACAAGTCATCAGGAACAGCGACTACGAAGTATCAGTGGGCTGAAGTGACTGCATCAACTGTGATCCAAAACACACTGGCGGCATATACAGCGATTTCCAATAATGCATCCGCTTTGACACTGAATGAGAACATTCCTGACGGTGCCGAACTGGTTATGGTTTGTCCATCATTCCGTAGTGCTTTGAACAATACTGCGGTAGTGAACCAGTCAGTGACTGAACTGCAAGCAGTTGAAGACTACGTTTCATCCAAGCGTCCATTCTCACTGTGGTATCAATACAATGTGAACAGCGTGTTGACATCAGGTGCTCAGATTCCTGGCACTTGGTCAATCCTGGATCAGAACTCAACTGGTCCGGCAGCCGTAAATGAAATTGAGCCAGTATTGGTTGGTACTGTTCAGTATTTGAATGCACAGTTCTGGACCATTGAGATTGAAGTCGGTGCGAAGTTTATGTTCCAAAGTGCCAATAACGTTCAGTGGTTTAACGACGATGCAGGCACGATCATTGACGCAAACACAGGTTTGAGCATGAAAGATCACATCACATTCATGGAGCCAAACCTTACTGGTATCAGTCTTGACATTGCCAGCAGTGTTTATGAAACAGACGGCTTCATCGACCCAACTCGTGTGGTTGTGACTCCAACTGACTCTGATCAAGATGGTAGTCCTGATAACCCAGAAGTATTTGAAGTTTTGCTTAACAGCAATGTTGATACAAATGGTAATTTGGTTGATGATGGTCTGATCTTCTTCTACGAAGATTCGTCCTCACAAGATTCACAACCACAACTAGTCGATCTCCCATTCTTCAAGAATGTATGGCCGGTGTATGGTGAGCAAGGTATGACTGCTGGTTCGGTGTTCTACTATGTGAACACTACAAACACGGTAATGACTGGTTTCTACAAATACAACACTTCAGGCGTTTACACCCTAGCTGATCAAGTCACATCTGGTTATGTGGCAATGCGCGGTGTATCAGGATTGAAGTTCCAGTGGAAACACTATGCTGGTATGGACACACGTATTGATCCAGCGATCACAAACGTGGTTGATGCGTTTGTTCTGACATCAGAGTATGATTATTTGGTGCGTCAATGGATTGCAGCAGGTTGCGACCCAACTTCAACACCAACAGCTCCTACTGATGTTGACTTGGCTGCACAGTTTAGCGATCTCGAACAATACAAGATGTTCAGTGACGAAATCGTATGGCGTCCAGTCCAATACAAGTATTTGTTTGGTTCTACTGCTGAGACAGCGCTCCAAGCACAGTTTAAGGTTGTGACTGTACCCAACACAACAATGAGTGATGGTGAAATTCGTTCTGCCATTATCACGGCGATCAACTCTTACTTTGATGTAAATAACTGGGAGTTCGGTGAAACGTTCTACTTTACTGAACTCGCTGCTTACGTCCACATCCAGTTGGCGACCGCGATTAGCTCGTTCGTAATTGTCCCATTGGCACCTAAGGGTGCATTTGGTGATTTGTTCGAAGTACGCAGCAATAGCAACGAATTGTTTATCAGCACAGCACAGGTAAGCGATATTGTGATCATTAACTCCAATACTGCTTCTAACCTACGGATTTCATAATGGCACAACGCAATTTTTTAAAGCAACTACCGGTCATTAACCAAACGCAGACTCTGCAAAAGTTCTTTGATGCAACTATCAACCAGGTTTTCCAACCTGGTGAACTGCAGAACATGAATGCGTACATCGGTAGAAAGCCATCGTATTACAACCCTTCAACAGACTTCTACAAGCCTGAGTACGACGCCGAGCGTTCATTCTATCAGCTTGAACCATCAATGGTCAGCAAGGACGCAAACGGCTCCACTCAGGACTTCTTGTACTACACCGACTTGGTTAACAACCTTCGTTACCAAGGCGCTTTGGTGAACAACCACGAACGTCTGTTCAAGACTGACTATTACTCATGGTGCCCTCCAATCAACATTGACAAGTTGGAGAACTACCACAACTACTACTGGTTGCCAGATGGCCCACCAGTAATGACTATGACTATCCCAACCTCATCATACACTGGTGATGGTTCAACTAAAGCGTTTGCGGCACCAGCTAGTTTGGCTAACTCAATCGTTGATGTTGTAGTTAAAGTCAATGGTGTTCCAACAACCGCGTTCACATATGCTAACGGCACAGTCACATTTACGACTGCTCCTGCATTGGGTGACAAGGTTACGATCTGGACAAACGGTAACTTCAGCCAGAACATCAATGGCCAGAAGACTTACCAATATCCTGCTCCTGTCACCGCCTACGCTGTTGAAGAAGTTACGCAGTCGTTCACTGAAGAAGAGGAAATTCCTTGGGCATCAGATTATGCTCCATTGGAAGACATCAACGTTCAGGAAGGTAAGCCAACAACTACCACATCAAAGTGGGCGTTGAATGACTACATCACATGGGAAGTTGACACTGTTCTGAACACCGAGACAGAAGCCTACTACCACCCAACAATCACATTGGATCCAGCACCGGCATTGATCCGTGGTATGCGTGTTGAAGTGGTCGATGACACTTGGGATTCAAACTGGGACGTAATGTCATTCGGCAACGATCCGTGGGAAAGCAAGATGGCCGATATCGTCGAACTTGAAGAAGTCAACGACGTGATGGTTATCGACCTCGTAAATCAGTCCGGCAAGATGATCCGTCGTGCGGATCCGCAGTACTGGACAATCGAGCGTGGTGCGATCAACGACAACCCATGGAGCTTGACAAACCACTGGTATCACTCAAGCTTGCTCTTCTACAGTGGTGACAATTACTCACCATCGAAAGCAGTTCGTCCAATTCTTGAGTTTGATAACAACCTCAAGCTGTACAACTACGGCGCTCGCCGACTGGCAGCAATAGATTACATTTACGACGCCAACGCTTCCGCCGTTGCTTTGTTCGATTCCACAAAGGAAGGCAAGACTTCTACTATCGTTGGTGCAACGTACGACAAAACACAATTGAGTGGTAAAACACTGGAACCAGGTCAACGCATTCTGGCTCTGAACGTTGCCGACTCAACAGTCAACAACAAGATTTACATCGTTGGTGTTGACTCAAACAAAAAGATCACATTGACTGCCGATACAGCACCAGTCAAGTATGACATGGTTGCGGCTGTAGACGCTGAAATGACACAGATTCAGAATGCAAGCATTCAATTCTGGGATCTGTTCTCATACGACCAATCAGTATGGGATTACGTCATTCCACAGGAATACTGGTTCGACGGTGTTACATGGCAAATTGCGCAGTCATACAACGATGGTGAGCCATTGTTTGATTTGTTTGACAGCAATGGTATCAGCCTGAATGACAGCGCAACATACCCAAGCTCCACGTTTGTTGGCTCAAAGATCTTCGCTTACGAGCAAGATAGCACACAGTCATCAACACTGGATCCAGTGTTGGACATCTACCCAGTGTTCAACACCTACGGTTCGTTCGAATTCACAAACAACATCAACACTGACACATTCACTTACGCATCAGGCTCATACACTGGACTGAAGTACTTTGCGAATGTCAGTCTCGACACCAACAGCAATGCTGTTTTCGATTACGAAACTTCATGGCGCTATGCTGGCCACACAAGCCAGACTGTAGACGCGACTACAGGTTTCTACAACATTCCACAAAACTTGCAAGCTAACCCAGACAACGATGACATCACAGTACTGTCACGTAACGACTGGTTCCCACAATTCCAGCAAGTCCTGGCTGCTAACAACTGGATGTATCCAAGCAAATACCGCACAATGAACGTTGGCACTAACATCGTTCAGAACCGTGGTAACTTGCTGAAGATCATGCTGATGGCAGCAAATGGTAACCTGGACCTTTCAAAGACATTCCTGTACGTTGAGCGCGAATACGCTCGATCACGCGCCCGTCTGGTTCAATACCTGACTTCACTCTACAATGCCAATGCAGTTACAACGGTTGATGACACTCTCATCCAAGCGTTGAACTACCTGAAGGTCACAAAGACATCAAGCTTTGCATTCTTCAACAACAACTTTGGCGGTGACAACTTCTACATTCCAGCATCCGGTGCGTATTTGGGTCTGACTCCACTGTGGACACCAGAATTCATTCTGCAAACAACCGGTTCAAATACCTACTTGTTCCTGCGTGGACATGACGGTAGCTTGATGGCATGCTTCTCAAGCGCAGCATCAACCAACGTACAACTTTCAGGCACTACAGCACTGGTAGTTGATGGTGTGGCTCAGGATATCGATGTCCGTGACCAAATCATGTTGGCTTATGAGCAAATGCTTTACGCTAGCTGCGACACAAGCCTGAAGACTCAACGTGTGCCACAATTCGACTTGAACAAGTATCGTCCTGGTAAATTCCGTTCAACTGAATATTCGGTTGCTGAATTTACACAAGTGGCGACTCCAATGTTCGAACGCTGGGTTGCTCGTGGTCAGAAGGACTTCCGCACAAACAAAAGCTATGACGATACAAACGTATGGACATGGAACTTCGGTGGATTGACAGACCAAGACGGTGAAGCAGTTCCAGGCCACTGGCGTGGTATCTACCGTTACTTCTTCGACACTGAGCGTCCACACGATCATCCTTGGGAAATGCTTGGCTACAAGTCAAAGCCAACATGGTGGGATGCCAACTACTCATGGACTGATGCTACTAAGCGAGCTGCTCTGATTGCGGCTATCACCGCTGGCAACGTCGCACAGCCAGGATCAACTCCAATTATTGATACAACATACGCTCGCGCAACATTCAGCAAGTACGTACCAGTTGACAACAACGGTAACCTGCTGGATCCATTTGCAGCAGGTATTGTTTCTAATGTTGGTAACTTGGACAACTTCTCGGCGGACTGGGTGTTTGGTGACTGCGCTCCAGTTGAATACGCATGGTGGACAAGTGAGTACACAAGCTTTGCTGCATCAGAGATCAGCTACTTGTTGAAGCCAGTTCGATTCGTCGAAACTGGTTGGGAACCACTCGACAACGAAAACATCTTCCCATCTCAATCTAACCAATGGGTAAGCAAGGCTTACGGTCGTCGCAAGCACTACAGCGAATACACAGTTCACAATGAAGTTGTGAACAGCAAGGCAGTTTGTGTGATCGGCCTGCAACAGTGGATCTCAGACTTCGTTAAGTCAAAGGGTCAGGATATCACATCAATCTTTGGTAGCCATGTCCGTGGTTTGGGCGTTCAATTGGCGCACAAGGTGGGTGGTTTTACCGACTCAACCACAATGCAAGCGGCTACAGAAAGCCAAGGGGTGTTGCCATCAAACAACACAAGCGTGGTTCTCTACAACTCACCAAGCATTAACGAGGTGTTCTACAGCGGCGTTATCGTCAAGTGGAACGGTTCTGGCTGGGCAGTTATGGGTTACGACGTATTAGATCCAGTGTTCAACATCCTGCCGGTAAACACCACAGGTCCAAAGGTATCAATTGCTCTTGGCACTATGCCAGCACCAGTGAACGCTTGGCGCCCAAACACCCATTACACCACAGGCGTTTTGGTGTCATGGGACAACGGTGTTTACCAGTGTGCAAAGACTCACACAAGTGGTTCAACATTTGAGTCACAGTACTGGACACTCCAGGCTGGTTACTCAACTTCAATTCCACCATCACTGGTTTACTACTCAAAGGCACAAATCAACGCTGCACCACAATCTGTTCCTTACGGCACCGTGTTTTACAAGGCGCAGGACGTTGCAAACTTCCTGGCCGGTTATGAACTGTACCTGAAGAGCCAAGGCTGGGTATTCGACCAGTACGACACAACGATCAATGATGCGAAGGACTTCCGCCTTGCAACACGTCAGTTCTTGAACTGGATTCAAGTTAACTGGGCACCAGGCAACTTCCTGACATTGAGCCCATTGTCCGATGGTGTGAAGTTCGCAACTGATCACGGTACAATTCAGCCAGTTGAGCAAGTCATCAACGGTGTGTACTCAATCTTGGATCGTGCAGGTAACTATGTTGATATCCAGAAGACAAACGTTAACCGTATCAACGGCCAGATCACAGTATCAGCTACTGACAGTGGTATCTTTGGTCTGCGTTTGTGCGTATCTGAAATCGAACACTGCTTGATCTTCGACAACACAACTCTGTTCGATGACGTGATCTACGATCCGCTGTTCAACTTGCGCCAAAGCCGTATTCGCATGAACTTCAACATCAGCACAAACTGGACAGGTACCCTGAATGCACCGGGCTTCTTGATCACAGACAATCTGATGATTCCAAGCTTCGACCGTTCCGTTGAAGATGTTCGCAATATGTTCGGTATTGAGCAACCTGTTTATTCAGTGATGCGCAACTACGCACGTCACCAAATCGGTTACCAATCCCAATCATACTTGGCTGACATCTTCACAAACGAACTGAACCAGTTCGAATTCTACCAAGGTATGATTCAACAGAAGGGTTCAGCAAGCGTACTGGACAAGTTGCTGCGTAACACCACCTTGACACAAACTACTAACTTGGACTTCCTGGAAGAATGGGCATTCCGCGTTGGTAGCTATGGTGCCGTGCTGCAAGAAAACGTATTTGAGTTCGAGATCACAGCTGATGACATCAAGCAAGAGCCACAGCGTATCGACTTTGATATTGCCGACAATGGTCTGACTGCTAGCGAGTTGACTGCTCTGCAAGATCCTGACAGCCTGCTCCTGACTCTGTACCAAAACAGCACAGCGAACGACTCACGTTGGGTTATCCCACCAAAGAGCAACAAGACATTCCCAGAGCTGCCAGACTACACACGTCATATGAATGACCTGCCAACAGCAGGTTACGCTCGTTCAGACGAAGCTGACGTTATGGCTAACTCCCTGGATTCTTTGAATACTCGCGTGCAAGCTGGAACAGTTACATTGGCTGCTGGCAACCGCGTATGGGTTTACGATAACGGCAACGATAGCTGGGATATGCTGCGTTCAATCCAAGACGGCACAACGGCTAACACCGTAGTATCAGTTCAGGGTGGTTCTGCTGGTCTGGAAGTAACGCTGTTCAACCCAACAAACATCCAAGCTGGCGAGTACATTTACTTGGCTTCACCAGTTGGTACAACACCAGACATCGCTGGTGTTTACAAGGTTCTGTCTGTTGAAAGCGACGGCGTAACAGTTGTGATCGACACTGCGGTTACCGCCACAGTGACATACACACCAACGACCGACGTTGTGACTGGCGATACGGTCCCTAGCCCTGATGCGCCATCAATCCTGCGCCTGTTCTCAATCCGCTTCTACGAAGGGAATGGCACAGCGTTGGCGTCAATCCTTGGTACTGCGGCTGCTGACACGACACGTACTGGTGGAGAATTCACAGCGGTTTACACTCACACAGCTTTGCCAGCAACAATGCCAGCAAGTCTGACATCATACGCGTCATTGCTGAACGATGGTGAAGTTGTTTACGTTGACGCTGGTTACCTGGCTGCGACACAGCACAACTACCCAGCAACATTGAAGCGTTGGGCAGCTTATAAGTGGAATGCGTCCCTGAACACATTTGTGATGCACCGTTCACAGGCGCCACGTATCCACCGTAACCGTATCGACTCAGCACGTATCTACGATACCGTGACATCAATCGACAGTAGCAGCAATCAGATTCAAGCTAATCCGTTGCTGTACCCAGACGTGATGTCATACGATCCAGCACAAGGTCTGGTTCCAGGTGCAGCTATGCGCGAAGTATGGTACAAGCAAGAATACGACCCAGCTCGTTACAACCAAGGTTCAGCAACTCCTGATCTCGGTCTGGAGTGGGACGTAACTCAAGTTGGTCGTATTTGGTGGAACCTTCGCACAACACGTTTCATGTTGGCAGAAACAAACGATCTGAACGGTTTGAGCACAGCCGATTACGAAGCAGAAATGAAGTACCGCCTCACAAACTGGGGTGAAGTTGCTGAAGACTGCGAAGTCGACTTCTACGAATGGACAGAAAGTGATGTTGCACCAGCAACATGGACAACCAACTACACTGCTGGTAGCGATCCAACAACATATGACGGTGCCGTCTATAACTCAGCTGATCCATCATGGGTTGAAAAGCAAGTCTTCGACAATGCAACAGGCACTTGGGTAACCAAGTACTACTTCTGGGTGAAGAACCGCCAGACAACACCAGCAGTTGATTTCCGCCACATTAGTGCTGCCGCTGCTGCACAGATTATTGCTGATCCAGCTTCAAACGGTATTTCATGGTTGGCTCCAATTGCTGCTAACTCCCTGATTGTGAAGTCAGTGAGCCAGTACTTGACACCCACAAGCACAATCCAATTGCGCGTTCGCAAGAACGATGCAGAAGTGGGTAAGCACTCACAGTGGAACTTGCTGCGTCCAGGAGATGCATTGAGCTTGCCAAGTGATGACTTGTTCACGTCAATGACAACATCATTGGTGGGTCAGGATCCATTGGGTAATCCAATTCCAGATCCAACACTGTACATCACAGCACAAACTGGTGACAGTCTGCGCGATGGTCAGAGCTGGTTCTCAAATATGAGTGGTGCTCGTAAGCACTTGGTGCAGTACTTGAACAACTTGTTCGCCACTATTCTGATTGCTGACGAACGTCCATACGCAATGGATTCATTGTTGAAGACTGAATCATCAAGTCAGTACATGCAATGGTCACAGACAATTGGTTCAGCTTACATCGAACCAGTCCCAAGCAATTCACAGTGGACGGGGAAGTACAGCTCAGTGTCAGAATTCAAGAAGGCTGTTTTGTCAGGCAAGGGCACAAGCCCAGCTCTGGTAATGAACTTCGGTAACTCCTCACCGTTCTGGGCAGTTATGTCCTGCGATTCAACGGGCAATGTGACATTCACTACACGTTGGGATCAGGAAGTGTCATCACTGGCCGAGCTGAATGCTCTGGTGGTTGCTGAAGGCACAAAGGTGTTGGTAACAGCAAATGCAGCTACGGCAAACTTGTGGACTGTTTGGGAATACACAAACGGCGCATTCAGCCTGTTGGCATCACAACGTTACAACACCAGCGATGCGATTTCAGTTGTTGACTGGTACGCTGCTGGTTACGATGCAACTATGGTGCCAAGTTCCGTGTATGCATCACAAGGTGCTCGTGATGTTGCCTTGGGTGCAGATCCAACAATTCAGTACATCAAGGTCAACGATGACGGCCAAGGTCGTTGGATGTGGCAGAAGTGGTCAGATGGCGTATGGCACGTTGTTGCTAAGGAAAACGGTACAATCAAGCTGAACGACAACCTCTGGTCAAATACAGGTTCAGCTCTGAATGTGACAGGCAGCTTACCAAGCGACTTTGCAACACTGGTTGCAAACCGTGACATGGGTCTAGAAATGAACGTAATCATGCATGCATTGCGCGATTCCGTTCTGTTGGCTGCTGAGCAAAATGCGTTGTTCTTTAGCATGGTCAAATATGTTCATACTGAACAAGACTTCGTTGATTGGTGTTTCAAGACATCGTTCATGTATGTTCAGGGTTTCAACGCAAACTTGATTGCAAGCCCAATCGCAAGCATCGACTACACAAGCGACTTGTTGAGTTACATTAACGAAGTGAAGCCATACCACGTCAAGATTCGTGACTTCATCAGCAAGTACGGTATCAACGATACCGCGAATGTTCATGCAACTGACTTCGACAAGCCAGTTTACTTCGACCCAGTTTTGAAGACATACCGTGTTTTGGATCCAAATGTTGCGGCTGACGTCGTTGTCCTGAAGACTGGCATCTACGCTGACTGGTACAACAACTGGATGGCTGGTAACAACCAAGTTCGTAAGATCAAGGCAACACTGACGTTCGACCGTGTAACCGACACAATGGGCACACAGAACGATGACGGTGCTTTGGATCGCCTGTCAAAATACTGGAGTGGTGATGTTACATCCAAGCCGGCATTGTCAGCGGTCATGCGCGGCATCTACTACAGCGGTACTGTAGTAGAAGGTGGTTACTTTGGAGCACCAGACTTCGATTTGAGTACTCTGGCGTGGACAACTGACACCAACGGTAACCTGGTTGCATCGAATGCTCCAAGCTACGTTTTGTTTGCCCAGAAATACGATGCCAACACCCACAAGCTGTCAAGCGATTGGGATACAGAAACCACATTGTGGGATGATGCAGACGGCCAGAACGATTCAAAGATCTCAATTTGGGACCAAATGAACATGGTCACATGGGAACAGTTTGTGTCACAAGATTGGGAACAGTTGACTTACACTGGTTCATTGCCAGGTGTTTGGGATGCTTACGAATACGACTTCGTTGCAACGTCAGCACAGTTTGACGCATCAGCGGGTAACCGTCTGGAAGTGTTCAAGAACGGTCAACGTCT